ATACCCGCTGCACGACTTAAACCAATAGTTTGGCCATTATAGTCTGCTTGAGTTACTGTTAATGTTGATGCTGTAACTGTTGAATTAACGCCTGTACCTGTAATAAAACCGGCTGTAGACGTCACTGGACCCGAAAAGGTTGTTGATGACATAATATATTTCTCCATACAAAGTTAAGTCTATTAGTCTTGTATGCGTCTGCCGGGACAGTCTAATAAACCGGATATACCCGGATATTCAAATAATACATGAATACATACTATTTGCAAGTATTATACAACAAAAAAGGGCTACAAAAGCCCTTAAATGCAAACAATGTAATATCTAATTACTTGTTCATTACGTACATAGTTACTTCAAAGCCAAAACGCATTTCAGTAGCTGCTGGTTTTGTCCACATAATTTTTCCTTTAAATTTAATACACACCGTGTGTATAACTGCATATTACTCCAAAGTTTTGCCTGTGGAATACGTAAAACCATGAATAGCAGGCAAAGAAAAACCCCACCGAAGCAGGGTTTAACTTAGTACATTGTTTCCAACCGCAATTAAGCGCCTGGTGAACCCCACATACCGAGAGGATCTGACCAACCGAATGAATAACGCTCACGAGCTTTGTATCTAACATTGCCTGTGTCAAAATCGCCATCCATAGAAGTAGATAACGGAGTACGCACAAAGTGTTTCATGCCGTTAGGTACATCAGTTGTTAAGAAGTATGCATCGCTGTCTGTTAAGAAGTGATTAATTGTGTAACCTTCTGGAATTGAACCATTATTCTTAATAGCATTGATATCATTGTCAGCTGTAGAAACACGAAGTTCAGTTTCGAGCAAACGAGTTGCAACGAATTGATTACCTGGTGGAACTACTAACTTACGTGGTTGAGCAGCGATTAAAAGGCCACGCTCATCTGTCCATGCAGCGATTTGAATAACAGCGTTTTCTAGTGCTGTTTCGTTCAAGTCTGTTGCAGTTGATTGAGTGTTGCTGTTTGTACCGCCATTAACAGTTGGATGTGAAGTAGAGAACAATGGAACGCCATCACCGCCGTAATAAGCAGCAGAGTTAGTGAAACCATTATTAAGAACTGCAGCAGCCTTAACTTGTTTTGTGTAAGCCATAGCGCGAGCTAAAGCCTTTGTGTAACGTGCTGATAATGTGTCATACAAGTTATCTTCTACAGCTTCTTCTGTTAAAGAAAAGCCAAGAGCGATAGTTTGGTGATTGTATCGAGCAGTAAAAGCTTCTTGAGCATTGTCGTAAGCGATGGCATTGCCTTCGTTTTTAACAGGTGCTGCCGCAAAGCCTGAAAGTTTTGTTTCTTCTTCGAATGAACGTTCTGAAGTCTCTGTTTCGTAGATTTCTTTATGTTCTTCGCCGTAACGTTTATATTCTAAACCAAATAGTGCATTTAGTCCTGGTAAGAGCTCTTTAAGGAGCTGTGCGCGTGAAATAGCCATGTTTTATTCTCCTTAAATACCAGTTGGGTTATTGTATGAATGAGCGACTGGATTAAATTTAACCAAGACGTCAGTATACGCATCACCAACTGTAGATGTTGTACTCTCAACGAAATCTACAATACGGAACGCATAACCAGAGGTAGTAGCAGTAGTAGCACTAATTGCTGTATTTGAATTACCTGTAGTTGTTGAACCTGTAGATGTTGATTGAACTGCTGCTAAAATAGCATTAGAGCCAAGTGCAGTTTGAGCTAATGAGCCGTCAGCTTGAACTTGGAATAATGTATTGTAATCGTCAACAACATAAGCCATAGCATCAGACGCTACTGTACCAGTTGGCCAGTATTGTGCAAATGTTAATTGCTTAGTTGATGGGTTTGTGTAAGTACAACCTACAAAAACACCGATTGTGCCTGCTGGGAACGGTGTTGAGTTATCACCATTCGTTGTTACTACTTGGATTGTACCTGCAGCTACAATAGAAACTACTGAACCGTAGTATATATTTGAAGCGTAGCCGGAAGCAATCTTGATTTGACGTGTACTACCAGCATATGGTAGACCGCCAATTTCATTTACGGGTTTAAAGCCGTACGGGGTTGCTGTTGTTGACATAATATGTCTCCTTTGTGTTATTTACCTTTACCGAATGACGATGTAGCTTTCTTCTCTGAGAAAAGAGGCATACGAGCATCATTCTGTTTCATAAAGCTGTTGTCAACTGCTTCGGCTTGTTGTTTTGCTATGTTTTCATAGTGAGCCTTACGTTGTGCAACAAACTCTTCTGGAATTTTACATAATAATAGTCCACCAATTTCAACTCCGTCTTTAAACCGAGCATTTTGGTCAACCATTATTCTCATTTCAGGGTGGTCCGCTAATTTAACGGGCTCCCATCCTTCACGCATTTTTGAAGAAACATTTAGATTATCAGCTTCGTTTAATAGACTAGTTCTAATCCAACGGTATGCCCATCCAGGTACCTTTTTAAATTCAGGTAATAGAGAGGCAGGTTTCCAGCTATCTGCACGTTGAAATTCTTCTCTTGTATCTATTTCACGATCTGTTCTGTTTGTATTATCCATTTGCATTCTCCAATTTTAAAGTTTCTCTTGCATATTGTTCCGGTGTTAACCCAAATTTTTTGGCTAACGCTACTTGTGTCTTCGTCAATCGTACTTTTTTAGGCGCGGTACTACGCGTTGCCGGAGCAACTACAGTCGAAGGTTTTGTGCGCTCGGCGGGTTTTTCCTCGTCTAGCGTTGCATCCCCAAAGTTTTCTGGGAATCGTTTCTGCATCGTACTATCTATACGACGGTAATATTCGTCAGAGGTAGGACTGATCCCACTTCTAACTAATTTTTCATGTAAGCCTAATGCAAGGCTTGTCATTTCTTCATCTTTACCAAACCAAGTATTTTTATCTTGCCAAGCGGAAGCTTTGGCATCTGGTTTATATGAAGCTTGTTCGTTTTGTTGTATATATACCTCTTTTTCGGTGTTTTGTAAAGAGTTATCATACTGTCTTTGATAAGTTTCCGTTTGAGATAAGCGTAGTTGAGCGTCATTCATCTTTTGCTGAGCTTCAATAATCTTATCTTTATCACCTAGATCATATGCTTCACCATAATCTCGTTTAGCTATAGATAAATGCTGTTCAAGTGAATCTTTAAGGGTTTTTAAATAGGCTTCTTCGCCAGTACTTAAAGTACTTTTTAATTTTTTATTTTCTTCAGCTATTTGTCGGGCATATTTAATAGCTTCTTCTCGTTCACGATCAGCAGATTCTTTAGCACGTCTTTCGTCATGCCAAACTTTTTTAAGCTGCGCCATACGTTGTTTAACACGTTCAGAATAGTCTTCTAGTGTATCGTTTTCTAGTTCTTCGACTTTTTCTTTAGGTAAAGGTTCTTTACCTCTATCAGCAGTGGGAATATCATCTTCAATTTCAAGATCAAGTTCAAGTTCATCTTCTGCTTTAACATTTATTTCAACTTCTTTAGGTGCAACTTTAGTTACTGTTTCTTTAAGCTCAATTTCTTTTTCATCAGGTAGTTTGTTACCTGATATTTCATCATCGTCTGGATATTCAAAAACAATATCTCCATCTTTTACGTCAGCCATATATTACTCCTTATGCGCGAGTGTAGCCGCGAGGATCAGCAACAACCCCCTCAACTGTATCGTCGTTAATAATGCGGAATTCTCTTCCGTGAATTTTAAATCTAGTACCTGCGTATGCACGTGTTAAAACAAAATCACCTTCTTTACACCAGGGACCAGTAGGAAATCTAGTCTCATCTTTATAAGCTAAGTCACCTACCTTTACTACAAATAAAACTACAGTTGAATGTTCTTCTATAGTTCTAGTTGAATCTGCTTTTACAATACCACCTTGATAAGTTTCTGAAGCATCAGGAATTGCACAAAGTATTTTGTATCCTTTAGGCTCAGGTAATTGTAAACCCCGTTCTTCAATTGGTATATCTTCTACTTCTACTTCAGTAACCGTTGGAATATTAATTGGTCGACCACTAGCATCAACTAAATTTTTATTCATAGTGAGTATTTGTTCACTCATCAGAATTCTCCATTTTATTTACGATATCGGCAATAAGGCCTTGTATAGTATCGCAAGCTCTTATATATCCTACTGCAGATTGATAATGTGCATAATCTTTAGCAGAACCGTCAGCAATGGAACTTAATATATCTTTGCGTTTCTCAGCTATCTTGTTGATTAATAGCTCTAACGTTGGGTCTATCATTTACTACTCCTTTGGTTGTTGTTGATCCTTTTTATTATTTGATAATTGCATATCTTGTTGTTTGTGAACTGCTTGCATACCTAACTCAACTCCGCGAGCTTGTTGATCTGCTTGTAGTTTTTCTTTATCAAATGTTGTTTTTGCTCCAATTTTTACTCCCTCAATACGTTCTTGAGAGTCCATTTTAGCTTTATCAAGTTGTAATCTAGCTTTATCTAGTTCAATATCTGCCATTGTTTTTTGTGCTTTAATTTGAACTTCTTGTGCTTTAAGTTGAAGTTCTTGTTGTTGCATTTGAATGAGCGGATCTTGAGCTTGTTGTTGTGCAACTTGTTGTTGTGTTTCTGCAGTATTTTTTTGCAATAACTGTTGAGCTGCTTGTGAAGCAAGTCTAGATATTTGTACTTCTTCTTCCTTAGGAATTTCATCTTCAGGATTAGGTAAAGGTATACCTAGCTGGTCTTCAATTTGTTTTCTATATTCAAACGCAATATGTTCATTAATATGAGCCATTGCAGCAGCTTGTATTACTTGAGCTTGAGGATTTTGACCTATAAGTTGTGCAATCTTAGGATCTTGCATAGCTGCCATGTGCACTTTAATATGTGCTTCATGATCTTGGTATAGAAACGCTTTAACAGGTGTGCCATTAATAAGAGCCATATTTTCAGTTACAGGATCTTTAGGTTTCTTATCTTCTGCAGCTGGAATAAGTTTACCAATGTTCTTAACACCTAATACTTCTAACATCTGCTTATTAAGCTCAGCTAAGTCATAAATCTGTGGATTAGCTTGCGCCATTTGCATAACTGCTTGATATTGTACAACTTTTTGAGACATTGTTGCAGCATTTGGATCAGATACCGGTATAACATCTACATTATCATAATCTGCTTGTTTAGCACGTCTATCACCTACATCTGGATCATATGAATATTCTTTTGGAGTGTAATCACGAATAATGCCTTTAAGTAACTTAAACTCTTGTTTCATCGCATAGTAGATACGCGCTTGAATAGCTGATGTTACTTTTAATGTACGTTCAAGAATTGCTAATGTAGTTCCAACAGGAGCATTAGCTGACATATCAGAAACTTTTAAACCTTCTGCATTAGCAAATGCACGGCCTTCTTCAATAATTTGATTCATCAACATATTAAGAACTTGTGAAGGTTCTTTATAAGGCAACGGTAAAATGTTATCTCGGATAGCACCTGATGGTACATCTACGTCTCTCCATTCCCCTGGAGCTATAGGAGTATCATCACCTTTGATACGAAGTCCTCGTGACTTCATACCACCTGGTAAGTTTGATAGAGTACCTGCGTCTACAAGTTGACGTAAGATCATAGTACCTGATTTTGCAAAAGCACCTATCAAATGAATTAAACCAAAGCAGTAAAAGCCAAAACCTGGAATGTAACCATAATGAACAAAGTGTTGACGTTTAGCTTTTAACTTATCATCTGGATTCCAATTACGACGAATAGCTAAAATAGTGCTTGTACCTTTTTCAATAGTTACTACATAAGGTAATGCAATGCCATCTTCAGAATCACCATTTTCTAAATCTAAATTAACATGTATCTCAAGAATTTTAAATCTATCATCTTCTGAAGGATTAAACCCTAGTTTTTCTGCAATTTTTTTCTCTGCTTCATCAATATCTAAGAACGGTTCACCTAAATCTACATCACGATAAAAACCAGCTACCTGTAATTTTTTTAATTCATTAGGCGTTTTACGCATAACATGGGTTACACGTTCTGCAGTTTCTAGATTAGACGCACCGTAAGGCACTACTATATCTTCTGCAGGAACATACATCGCTACTTGACGTTCTAACGATGGATCAAAATAAACTTTCTTAAACGCATTACCCGCTAGTCCTAGTCCCCATAACATTCTTTCATGCTCAGGTCTATATTCTGGCATTGTGTCTGTTAACTGATAGTTCATGTCTTCTCGAACTCGATGTGCTGCTTCTTCTTTTTCTGGGGTTTGTTTACCTACTATAATTGTTTTAACAGGACCTGCAGCTGGAAATGTTTCCATCATAGTCTCTGCTTGAAATTTGACTAACGCTTCTGTCATGAGTGGGTGAAATACGTTACATGCACCTGGCCATGGTTCAGTTCTATCTTCTACTTTAAGACCTAATAATTCTAATCCATCAACATATGTAGTTAGCCAATCTTTTCTTGAATTAATATCAGCATCATATTCACCAATTAAATCTCCTGATAATTCTGTAAGCTCACCTTCATCCATGTCTTCTGCTAAGTTATTATTAAACTCATCATCTTTTTCTTTACCAGGAATAATAGTAATCTCCATGCTGCCATCATCTAGTGTTACTGAGTCTGGGTTTTCAATTTGAATTTCCATAGCGGGTTGTTGAGCTGCTAACTCTTCAATTCCTTGAGGCGCTTGACTTATACTTTTATCTACATTAATTGCCATAATTTATCCTTAAACTAAATACAACTTGTTCCTAGAACTTCTAAATCCTGGTATATCTTCAGCTTCATCGTTTGGTAGTCTTATGAACCCACCTTGTCGGAACCTCATTAACGCCATAGTAGTGCTATCCACTTGGTCATCGTTGGCACCTGACGGAAAGTCATTACACTCCTCAACAAGTTCATGAGCCCAACGTTTATCTGGAGCCCATACTATACCAGATCTAAAGAGATCTGCCACGGAGTTAACGCGACTAATCTTATCTTGACCTTTGCCTGGTGTAAATTCCCCTAGCGGAACACCCATCCTTCTCATCTCTTGATAGAGAGCGGCTCCGTTGGATTTCTTTTCTACTATGAGTGCGTCTGGTTCCCATTCTTTGTACTCACGAAGTACTAACTCCTTTAACTCCGGGAACTCTAATCTTTCTTTAATTGCATTTAATAGTATTATATTATAATTATTGGTCTCTTCGTTAAAAAAGACACCCCACGTAGTTAACGAATTATAATCGGCTCTATTGTTAGCTTCTTGTGCAGCATCAAGAGACATAATTGTAAACTCGCATTCAGGTGGATCTTCTTTCTCCCATATATTCCACCACTCACGTTTAATGAGGGCACCTTCTTCTGACACTGGGTTCTGTAAGTATTGAGCATTCCAGTATCGTACATCTAGTGCTGCCTTCTTTGCCTGTAATTCTTCTAGTGGCCAAAACTCAGGCCAAAGACTTTCTTCTTCGCCCGCTTTGTTTTCAATAATCGCTGGAAATTCAACGACTTCCCAATCGTCAACTCCTTCAGTCTTTACCATTTGGTTAACTATTTGGCCGGTCAAGTCTAGCTTAGACCACCTAGTCATTACAACAATAATCGCGCCGCCCGGCATAAGACGTTGTATTGGGCCAGACTGAAACCACTCCCAAGCAGGCAAAAAAACATCCGGTCGTCCCAACTTGGCATCTTGCTCCGAGTGTGGATCGTCAATGATAAATAAATCAGCCCCGCGACCAGCGAGGGCACCACCAACACCAATAGCAAAATATTCTCCATTATGATTTGTTCCCCATCTACTTGCTGACTTACTATCTGCTTGTAACTCTACATCAGGAAAAATATCACTATAAGCATCAGAACTGACAAGGTTACGAACACGTCGACCAAAGTTAACTGCAAGGTCAGCAGTATGAGATGCCATAATAATCTTCTTGTGTGGGTACTTACCCAAAAACCAAGCTGGTGCCAAATATGAGATGAGCTCGGACTTTCCGTGTCGCGGAGCAATGTTAACAATAACGCGTTTCTTTTTCCCGTTAGCGATGTCTTCAAAGATTTGAGCCAGGCGCTTATGATGTGCACCGACCATGTAACCAGGATAGACATGTTTTACAAACTCCAAAAATTTATTCTGTCTTAAATCTAATGCTCTTGTTTTTTCTAACTCTTCTAGCTCTGAAAGTAATTGTATCTGTTCATTTCTTGGAAGCAAGCTTATATTAGCTAGAGCTTTTTGTACATCAGCTTCTGTAAAGCCAGAAATATCTAATGCCATACTATTCTTTTTCTGGAGTTACATCTACAGCATCTATAATTTCAAATGATGTGTCAACAGCAGAAGTAGTTCCTAATATTTTGTAAAGCTTTGATTTGATTTGAGTTTCTAAGTCTTCAGGGCTTAAGTTTCTAACTGTAATTTCTGTTTTTTCTGAGAACAAACCTACATCAGATATCTTACCTAGTAATTCTAAAGCTTTTAGTCTGTGTCTTGGGTCTGATAATCCTGCATCTTCTAGTAGTTTATTTGTAACAAACCGTCTCAACTGGACGGCTTCTTGTACAACTTGATGATCATAGTCCGAGAGCATCGTAAATAAGTGCTGCACCGTAGCCGGAGTATTTAATGCTTTGTTTGTAGCAGCATTTAAAGTGTTTGTGGCTTCAGGATCAGTAAAACGTTTAAATAAATCAGCAGCTTCTTGCTTTTCTATAGTAGATATAGGTATATCGGCTCCCGCTTCTAGTAAAACTTTAGCTGTATTGGCAGCAACTTTTACTTTTTTATCTAAAGTGGTAGCTTCTTCGGCCTCAAAGTCATCAGGCAGAGGTTTATTTGGGTCTGGTATGATTGTTATTGCCATAAAATGTCGCTGTTTACACCTTAGAAATTTATTTGCAGCTATTGAGGGCAATATATAGTAAATTGTTATATTAATCAAGTACTTTTTTGATACAATGAGTTATGAAAACCACGCTGACTAAAAAGAATTTAGAGATACTCTACAACATGGCATGTCAAATGGCGCCTTTCAATACCCTTCCTATGCCTAAGTCTCATAAAGTTAAGTTTAAAGTTATTAAAAACCCTAATATATATGGTTGTTTTGATGAGCATGAGATGGAAATTCAAATAAGTTCTAGCGCTTGTGGGCATTTTACTACTATCTTACAAACTCTCCTGCATGAAATGGTTCACCTAGCTCTCTATGTTCGGGGTGATGATGATTTCCATGAGCATGGTCCTAAGTTTCTTCGCATTAAGAACGTCTACTCGGAGTTATACAACTTCGATCCTAAAGCAATCTAGCCCCTGTAAAGTATACTTTACATCCGTTTTATCCTAAGTCCTTGATTTTTTTAAATTTTTTATATAAATTTTTTTGAAATGCCCTTTATTTTGATGACGGGGGGTGTTTCCTTTTTTCAATTTTATAAAACTACCATATCATTTGTGTAGTTCCCAGTGAATACAGACGGGGACGAGGCTCATCAAATAATGGGGTCATAGGGGGGGACTAGGGGACAAAAAGCTGGACTTTGTCTAGTTTCTATGCTATAATTCTTCACATGAACTGAAAAATTTATGTTTCTTTTCAATTCATAGGACTTTGTATCACTTCTGATACTTTGTCTTTTCTTAATAACTTTAAAAATGAAAGTGAGTAGAACCATGTCACAGAAACCTAGTCTTAAAAAAGCAAAACAAGCTGTTCAAAAAGCCGTAAGAGTATTAACCAAAGATGAGTATTCAGAATTGCATACAATGGTTATTTTACCCTTTGAACAAGCCGTAGATAATGCAAGAAACAATGATGAGTTATTCTTTTCTATCTCTAAAAATCTAGTTTCACTTTTTGGATTAACCCCTAGCTATGAAATATTCATGCTTTATAGGGACGAAACACAAAAAGCATTATTGGAAAGTAGAAAAATAACTTCTGACACTTTCAAAAATCATTATTGGAAATATGTCAGAGAATTTTTAACTGAAACCAAAGGTTTCGTTTTTCCCGTTAGCACTTCTGAAAGTGCTGTTAAGAAACAAGAGCAAAGAGAAAAGGCTTTATCATTAACCAAAAATGATGGCACACTTCATTCATTAATTGATATTTCAGATGATGACTTGAGAGAAGGGCTTTTTGGTTCAAAGGGTAAAAAAGCTTTAATTGATAGAGAGGATACAATTATTAAAGCAAGTGAAACTAAACAAAAAGAAAATGCTAGAAAGTTTCGTGATGACTTTGTTCCAAAAATGAAACAATTAGCATTAAATGAGTATGACTTTGCTATGTGGCTTGATACCAATCTTAATACTTTAAGAGAACAATTCAAGAAACAAAGTTAACAAAGTTAATGCAATAAATTAGGGGATAACGATTAACTTTGTTATCCCCTTTTTTTTTATTTAAGACAAAGTATCGTTCATTGATACTTTGTCTTTTTTTTGTTCTCAAACTTTGGGGACAAAGTTTTTCGATGACCGTAGTATTAAAGAGTAGGTGAGGGGGACTTGTATAACGAAGTTAACTTCGTGGCTACATCTTTTTGCAAGTTGTATTATAACACGCATAAGTTGTATTATAACAAGGTCTGTTTTATTACTGTATAATCAATGACTTACAGACTTGACTTTGTTGGGGTAGTGTTTTATTACTGTAAAATCAATGACTTACGCAAGTGATTAAAAAAAGGCAAGTGCTTGTATTATATATATATTTTATATTATAACATTATAACACTACTTTTGAAAAAGGCTTCAGCCAGAAAAAAGTTTTACTAATTTAACTTCGTGGCATAGCCAATTTTATAAATTCTCCTGCCCTTTCTCCCAGCCCACGCAATGCCGTTTAGCGTGTTATAATGTATTATTACTTATAAATCAATGACTTACCCTGTTATAACTAATTGGACTTTGTCAATACTTCTGTTTAAGTGTTTTATAATCAAAGACTTATCGTGTTATAAATGAATGGACTTTGTCAATAACAAAGTTAACAAAGCTAATGAAATCAAGCACTTGGTATTATAACACGCAACGATGATTTTTGAGGGACAAAGCCCTACAATTTTTAGGGACAAAAATTTGTGGTGACCGTTCGTTCGTCTAGTCGGTGAGCCTTAAAAAACTAATCAAAATCAACCATTCTTGTAAAACTAATCCACGAAGTTAACCAAGTTAAGTTAAACTCATTCGGACATTGGATTGACATTGTCCACTCTTTAGGGTATAATAGATATTGATGCGTAGGAAAAGGTCTGCGTATTTCATGGGGACAAAGTATCATTTTTGATACCTTGTCTATTTAGTTAACTTTGTGGAGAGTAAGCATGAACGGATATATTGCGTTGTATTTAGGTGAGCAGTATGAAATACAAGCTGATGATATATGGTCAGCTAAACAGAAAGCGTTGAAAGATTTACAAGTATCTAAAAAGAAAGCATGGCAAGTATCTATTCATTTAGCCGAAGTGAATGGTGCTGATTATAAACATACGGCTGACTTTTAAGGAGAGCAAGCATGAATATCTTAAATGCAACAAACACAGATAGGTTTGACTATCAGTATGCATGGTTCGTTGATTATGTTTTTGAGTTTTATAAGAGTTTACCCCACTATTGCAGTCGTGGTCAGTATTATCGTATTTGGGAAGTAGAAAGAGCAGTCAAGCGTTTTTACAGAAGTATTAAAGAGTTTGATAGCATAGACAGAGAGAATGTCAAGTATGTTATTGAAGCTTATCGTCAATTAAAAGGAGAACGAAATGATTAGTATTTATGATTGGGTTATAATGGGGAGTATCGTGTTTACATTTGCAGGTTGGATACTCTGTGTATGGTTTGATAAAGATAATAACAAAGGAGAAAAGTAATGAAAACGAAAGCAATATTTAAGTCACACGCATCACCAAGTTATAAAGGTTATGACAGGGAAATTTACATGTCAGAATATACACCTATAAACAAAGAGCATTACAGACGACTACGCTTTTGTGCAGTTGTGTCTGTAGGTATTAATATCTTTTTACTACTTGTCATGGTTATAAGATGAACATAGACCAAGTAAAAGAATATGTGACCACGCAGTTAAAGTCGTATAGGGTTAAAGATATCCTAGATAACTTTAGTGACAAAGAGTGGTTGAGTATGCACAAACAGATATCACCGACCAAACCTTGGGAAACTGAACGCAGACTTATTGACTATGCAGTTATGGAGTTAGATAAGTTTAGGTATAACTTGTATTGCGAAAGGCACTATGTTGACTTACTCATAGACAAAGCCTGTCTTGAGTGTTTGAAGTGTGAAGATGTGTTTTGTTCCGAGAGGAAGTATTATGTCAGACGCCCTACGAGTGATTAAAATTAGCGAAGTTAACAAAACTAATCTCGTAAGGGATTTTCTTTTAGAGATGTTGCTAACAAGGGCATGGAGTAATAGGTTTCAAAATGTTTTGATAGAAGATGACAAAGAGCGATGGTCAAATCATATTTCAGACTACATATATGAGTTGGGGTATTTAGAAAAATCTAATCATGTGGACTACAAATATGATATATCAAATCAAGGAAGGAAGTATCTTGAACAACAAAGGAGGAAACAATGAGCAATAAAATCACAATAGTATTAAGTATCAACTCTGATACTGTGTCAAGGTTTTTGTTTGATGACTACATAAACGCTTGTGCTGACGCAAATTTGATGATAAGGTATGAGCCGTATACATCAGATATGTATGCAGAACTCAATGACAAAGCACTAGAAATTGAGAAAAAACAAGCACTTACAGAACTTGAAAATGAAATCTTAAACAATGTAGCCTGTGTCAATGGCTCTTGCGAAGACTAATATAAAGGAGAACTCTATGAAACAATCCACCAATACCTTTTTATCAAAGGCACACTAGTCTACTTCTAGACTAAACTTTAACTCGTATAAACAAATATAAAGGAGGTCAGTATGATTGACCAAGCTTTGCTTTGTCTCGCCACGACCATATACATGGAGTCAGCTACCGAGCCACATCAGGCACAAGTAGCAGTAGGCTATGTGTTAATGAGGCGAGCCGACTTTGAAAAAAAGAATGTGTGCCTTGAAATGAAACGACCATATCAGTTTAGTTGGTATGGGTTAGTGCAACCACCTTCGGTAATAAGACAGGAATATTTTGATATTGCTTACAAGGTATTACATCGCCTTGAAGTTGATTATAGTTATGGTGCAACGAACTTCCATGACACTACCATAAAGAAACCAAAGTCATGGACAAGATTAGAACCTGTAGTTAAATGGTCTAATCTTATTTTTTATAAACAAAAAGGAGAGAGATATGCAAGTGCAAATTGAACTAAACGCAGACCAAATAGAACAGATATTGTGTGAAGGTTTGAAACAAGCTTACGAAGTTAACTTAACTTTTCCCGATGAACCCGACTATGAAAAGCTACACCAAGCGTTTCAAGTATTACTTCCATACTTTATAGGGGAAGAAAACTATTTGCAGTTTGTAGTTAAAGCTAAAAAGAGTGCTGATAAAGTATTAGAGCATGACAAGAAGTTAAAGAAGTATGGTAAAGCTTTAGCTGACGCATACGGGGGGCTATGATGTCTAAACTAGATGTTGTATGCCTAGCCATAATTATAATTACAATACTATGGTTTATTGGGGGAGTTATTGAATGTCTATACCATTTACTTATGCTGTTGTAGATGATGACGGAGAAATCTTACGCAAGTATAGATGGAGTGCTAAAGAGGCGAAGTGGCATAAAGAACAAGGGAGTAATGTCATTAAGCTAGAAGTCATTAAAGAAGTAGAGGTAGATGTTATGTCTTTAGTAGGAGAGTGTTTATTCTAATGTATACCAAGCTAGATGATTGGCGTCATGCCAACAAAGTTAACGAAGTTTTATTAAAAGAACCTACTGCTACCAAAAAACATATTAGTAGTGTGTTAGGACTTTGCGATGCACGATTAAACTATTTGCATAGTCAAGGACTTATTAACATACAACATACTTATAGGAGAACTTATGAACAAAGAACAGAAACAAGCCATACGCAAATTTGAGACATGGCAGTTAAGGAAGTTTGCAAGTAACGCAAAAAAGGGTTATCACTTTTTCCAACCCGATAGCGTGCCGAAACCTACACCCCGTTCTGCTTACGAAGCTTGGCGTGGGGTATATACAAATGGGGACAGTGACCGTAGACAAGAGAAGTATATGATATGGACAATCTATGCGTTTGCGTTTGCGTATGTTGCGTTTCTTATTTGGAAAGAAATACCATGAGTTATCAATGCGTTGATTGTCAAAGTGATATAGCTGACGCTAGGTATGCGTTAGGGTATAGGACTTGTTTAAGTTGTGGTGAGAAACATGCACTCAATTATAAACATTGTATTGTGCCTATGCCGAAGTCAAACTATATTGTTGTAACTGATTTAGAACTATTAAAAGGATTGAATTCATCACACAAAGGTAAGTAGTTTTTTTGGACATGGACTTGACAATGTCAAGTAGATGTAGTATAATAGTAATTGTAAGAGTGGTAGAAGTAAGTTGTATTAACAAGGACAAAGTATCATTTTTGATACCATGTCTATTTTTTTTTTAATTAAGGAGAGAGTATCATGAAACAGGATATAAAAAGCGAGCAGTATCAAGCCAAGCTATTAGGTGAACTATTCAAATCATATGGGTTAAATCATGTAACCCCTATCCCTTCCGAAACAAATTACAAACTAGCAGTATATCTGATGAAAACCAAAGGAGAGAAAAATGGAAAACATATTTCCAAGTAATGAAGAAAAGCAAAAGTTACTGACGCAGTTAAATCTACTTGGTGCAACGACAGTCGTAGTAGAGTTTCGAGGTGGTGGTGATGAGGGTGAAATTGAAAGTGTATATTACATAGATAGAAATGGTGATACACAAGAAATACCTAAAGATATGATTTCATGGACACAAGTTGTGTATGGTGACAAACCTAAGCTGACAAAAGAGATGTCGTTAGTTGATGTGCTGGAAGACTTGTGCTACCGAGCATTAGATGCCTCTGGTATGGATTGGTATAACAACGAAGGTGGTCAAGGTAGTTTAGTAATTGATTTTAGAGAGAGTCCACCTAAAACATGTTTAGAACTAGGCATCAATAGTATGTCAACCGAAGAATATAAGTTTGCCATGGACGAAGAGGAGGACGAATAATGAACCCTCATTATCATTCTAAAACATCTGTAAAGAAGTGGGGAGGTGTTGAGGCTGACTATCAACCTATCCATGATTGGTTTGATGCAACCAAAGAATGTTTTGCTGATGCAAGACACAGGGCAATTCGTCATCACTCACAGGGTATCTTTGAATGTGAAAGACAATTCGGGTTATTCATTGTGAATAGTGATGGTCGTGAAGTGCCTACAAGACTTATCGGTGAACAACATGTTAAAGAAGATTGTGGTGGGTGGATACCTAGCATGCAAGATTGGCTTATTAACATGAAGTTTGTTAGTTGGATGAACAGAGGTTATGACTTGAAAGAAGGAGAATAGCATGGGCTTTCATATAAACACTAGCAATATGCCTGTTATCAAAACCTTTGAACAGGCAAAGAAAGAGTATCAAAGTAGAACTGCTGTGCGTGGTCAGCCACATTCCATGCGTAGATTGGGTGGTAGGTATGAGAAAGAGAAATGGCTTAAGCAAGAAATGTTAGAAGGTGTTGAAGTCTATATCGCAGGCTACTATGACACAGAGTTAGTTAGATATTACCCAACGCATATGGAGTTTAGTTTAGGTGGGTATCCATCGTTAAGCACAAAGTTATTTATACAAGGGCTAACATACACTATTTCGTTTTGGAAATATTATGCCGATGACTATGTGCCTAAACCTTTTAGCCACGAAGCTAACAAAGATATAGAGACACGAGTAACACTATATGGAATCAGAGATGAAGCTGATAGACATATTGATTGCCGTAGTTGGTATAAGGTGTATTACGATAAAAAGTTTGATGATAATGATAATTACCTTACACCTAAAAAGTTTAAGGTAGATAGAAAGCTTATGAAAGAACTCACTCATAAGTATCAACCCTTTCTTAAGTATGCAGATAGTATGATTAAGTTAAATAATGATTATGTAACCGATGAAGCTACAGCAAAGTATATTAGAGAACACAGGGCTGATAACTTCGTATCTACATGGGTGTTACAAAATGCATTAGATGAAAGTCAATGGTGGTATGCATATTATGAGTTGGCTCGTCATACAAATAGTTCTATATACAACCATTCTAATAGTTCATGGGAAAGCAAATTAACCATTCGTGGTGTGAAAACTTATATATACAATAAGTTGAAGGAAAATAATCCACAAGTTTTAGTAGAAGTAAAACCCGAGACAAAGTATCAATCTTGATACGATGTATTTTAACCTTAAGGAGAGAGCAACATGCAACAAGAAATCAGTTTGAAACAAGCAGAAGAGTTGATTGCAACAGTCGGTCGTGATGTTACAGTTCATCTCAAAGGTCAGCCAGGCATTGGCAAGTCATCTATATTGAAATCATTAGCTAAACGATTTCCCGACCACACACCTGTGTATATAGATTGTGCTGACTTAGATTTGGGCGACCTAGCTATGCCTGCCATGAACCATGAGAGCAAGACTACTACATTCTATCCGAATGAACGCTTTGCTATTCACAACAACAAGCCTGTCATCATTATGCTAGATGAGATAACAAAGGCAAGCGAACCTGTTAAGAATATGTTATTGCCTGTCATGCTAGAGAGAAGGTTAGGTGCAGTTAAGTTTCACCCCGACTCTATTGTATATTCAACAGGTAATCTTACAACAGATGGTGTAGGTGACACGATGAAGGCTCATGCCAAGAACAGATTGACGGCAGTTATTGTGCGTAACCCTAATGATGATGAGTGGATTAATTGGGCTATTGATAATCAGATAGCACCCGAAGTTGTAGCGTGGGTTAAGCAATTTCCCCATGCCCTAGCATCATATACAGATGACGCACAGAAAGAGAACATGTATATCTACAATCCTCGCAAACAACAAGAGGCATTTGTATCGCCTCGTTCGTTAGAGAAAGCATCGTTCATTGTTAAGAACAGAACAACACTCGGTGAGGATACAACATTGGTCGCACTTGCAGGCACATTGGGTGAGTCAGCGGCTAGGGATATGTCTGCTTACTTTAGTTTGGCTGATGGACTACCGACTAAAGAAAGTATCTATCAAGAACCCGACAAGGCTCAGTTGCCTAACGACCCTGCGGCTCGTGTCATTCTTGTTATGCGTGAACTCATGACAATCACAGACAAACATATGGATGCGTGGATAACATATCTTCAACGCTTACCAATGGAGATACAAGCATTGTTTGCAGTCAACATGATGGCATCATCACGCAAACAGATTGCGGCTACCAACAAGTCGTTCATTGATTGGGCAGTTAAGAATAACCAATACTTCTAGGAGGATATATGACGGACGAATTTTTAGATTGGCTTAATCAATGCCCTAACCAATGGTTAAGGCTTGAAGATACAGAAGGCACTGTTACATATATGTTTTATAAGGAGAATAGTGATGGCACTAACGAGTGAACAAAGAGTCACGAAGTCCCACATAGCGATAATGCGTAGCAAACAGTTCTGTATGTTTGCAGGTGTGTTATCGGTGGGCAAGGTAAACTTTACGGAAGACTTACCGACTGCGGCAACGAATGGTCGTGATGTCATGTATAACCCAAAGTTTATTGATACATTGAATGACAAGGAACTAAATTATGTTGTGTTGCATGAAGCGTTGCACAAGGTGTATCAACATATGCACCTATGGAAAAAGCTATGGAAAGAAAATCCCATGCTTGCAAACATGGCGGCTGACTATGTTGTGAACTATGCAATACATGAAGCTGATGCTGATAGTGAGATTGCCAAACGACCCGACTCAGCGTTGTTTGATATGGCTTACAAGGGCATGACTACTAAACAAATCTTTGACATGCTTAAGAAAGATAGTAACTTTGTTAAGCAACAAGCAGGTCATGATACACATGATTGGGAAGGTGCTGAAGCTTTATCTGATGATGAAGTTAAAGAGACTGCCAAGCAGATAGACCAAGCATTACGACAAGGTGAAATTATTCGTGGCAAGATGCAAGGCAATAAGAACAGAGCAGTCAACGAAATACTTGAACCTAAAGTAAATTGGCGTGAGCAATTGCGTGAGTTCGTCAATTCTACTTGTAAGAACAAAGATAGAACATCATGGAGACGACCACACAAGCGTTTCATTGGGCAAGATATCTATATGCCTAGCATGATAGGTGAATCCATAGGGCAAGTTGTAGTCGGTATAGATACATCGGGCTCTATTGGTCAGAAAGAACTTAATGAGTTCTTATCAGAAGTTGTAGCTATATGTGATGATGTATCCCCATCAAGTATAGAGTTATTGTATTGGGATACTGCAGTTGCAGGGCATGAGACATACAATCAAGGTGACTACAAAGCCTTGGTTCAATCTACCAAACCTGCAGGTGGGGGTGGCACTCATGTTGGATGCGTCAATCAGTATATTCAAGATAAGCGTATCGAACCCGAGGCTGTCATTATACTAACAGATGGTTTTGTGGAAGATGATTGGGGAGGTAATTGGGGTTGCACACCTACACTATGGGCAGTCACAAATAAATACAACACATCACCACATGGTAAGACCATTCATATTGATGAGTAATTTAACCCGAGACATTGTATCAAAAATGATACTTTGTCTCTTTTTTCAAGGAGAGAAAAAGTGGCAACATATTTAAGACAAGAAGTAGAACAGTATACTAGGTCGGTTACTATGGAAATAGATTTTAATTTGTTTAGTGATAGGCAAATTAAAAACATAGTAAAACAAGTTCGTAATGGGAGTGTGTCTACAGGTAAAACAATGCCTTCAGCAGTAGCTAGATGGTTAATTAAAAAATATCCCATGCCTCATTTTCGTTTTAGCAAATGGTATTCTTCATGGAAAGACATTCCAAACGGTCACTCTTTCTTTGAAACGCTTAAAAATGTAGCATCAATAGCTAAAATTAATGCGGACTCTTATGACATTCGTCACATAGAAAACGACCTTGATACAGCAAATAAGCAAGAACCATCAAGCGAAATAAGAATGTATACCTACGATAAAGAAACTGTAAATGTTTTAAAGAAGGCTATGCAAATAGATACTGTTATAGATGGTGAACTAAAAGAGTTTTTAGAAAAGCTACAAAATAAAACTCTTGGTTTGGTTGCTGTTAAATTTCAAGAATTTGCAGATAGTTATTAAGGAGAAAAATATGTTAAGTAATATTGATATACACAGTAATTTATCAATGGTGGCAAAAAATATAATAGTTAACATTGATACAGAAAACCTTACCAGAAATCAACTAAAGAGAGTAGCTAATCAAGTAGCAAATGGTTATGCAACAAGTGGTAACGCCACAACATCATATATAACTAGAAGTATATTGCGTGAATATGCTATTCCACATTTTATTGTAGGTAATGAAAGCAATAGTCATATGTCGTGGAAAAGTATAACACCCGACCATCCAATATTTGATGAGTTAGCAGGAGCAGTTGCAATTACTAAATTAGTCACTCCCCATCATGAACATCATCAAAGAACTTTGGCAGATGATATAAGAAAATGGGAGCGAATATTGGCAGAACGACCAACAACAGGACATGTTGACTTATATAACATTGACCATTTGGTAAGAGACAAACTGCATGCTATTGGTAGAGTTAAAATAGATAAAGACCACAAAGTTCACGAAGTTTTAAAAGCCCTACCTGATATGAAAGAGTTTCCTATTGTGCTTGGTCGAGAAGAGTATTCGTATGCTTTACCCTATGAAGAACAGGATAAAGATGAGGATGAATACTATGCCTAAACCTAAAAGCGTAACTATATTATCTTGTAAGTTTAGCACTGTTATATCAGTGCGTGACCACAATAATGAAGAGTATCGCATGGATTATTGGGCTTTGCATAATGTATTGATGGAGTTAGTAGATACCGATTGGTTTAAAGATAAGAAAGTGAAATGGAAATACAAGCGTTTGAATTATGAGGAGACATACAAGCACTTATTGTATCACCCTGCAATACATAAACTTATTAACATAGAGGAGAACTAAAATGAGTAACATTAGTATAGCGAGCAGTGCAGTTTTAATTGACTTAAACATATCAATATGGACAGCTAGGAAACTAGATAAGAATGTGTCCAAAGAGATAGATATTAACAAGAACACAACCATCAAGGCAGGTAACTATAACAAACATATCCTTGCAGGTTCAGACCAACTAGATGCTATCACAAAGTTAGCTAATGAAATTCGTGATTGGCATGGTAGACAAACATTACCTTGGTCAGATACAGGCACAAGGTTATTACCTATGACAAACTTCTTTGACTATAAACAACAGCTAGGAGTATATGAAGCAGAGTTTAAATCTCGTATCAATACGTTTATACAACAATACCCAAACATCATTCAGAGTATGGTATATAAACTAGGTAATCTGTTTGATAGGTCAGAGTATCCCGATGCAGACAAGATTGAGTCTAAGTTCAATTTGAGATATACTATTATGCCTGTGCCAGAAACAAAGGACTTCCGTGTTGACATCGCAGATGACATACGAGAAGAGATGCAAAAGGAATATCAGAAAGCCTATGAAGGTCGTGTCGAAACTGCTATGAGTGATGCGTGGTCTAGGTTGCATAACACCTTAGAACATATGGTAGATAGATTAAGTGGTGATGATAAAAAGATATTTAGGAATAGTTTAGTAGATAATGCATTAGAGTTGACAAATCTATTAACAAGGCTTAATGTAACAAAAGACCCTAAATTAGAGCAAGCAAGACAAGCGTTAGAACAATCTCTAGTAGGTGTAACAGCAGATGATTTAAGAGAAAGTCAAGGGGCTCGACAAGAAATCTTATCGAGAGTAAATGAAATTATGGAGAGCATATGAAAATATTTCATGCAATAGATGAACAATCATCAGTGGTATCTAAAGAGGATAAGGAAAAGATGGCTATACTTAAACTTGTAGACGTAGGTAAGTATGTAAAGAATGTAGGTATTAGAGATGGTCAATTTTATGTGATTGCAGAAAACAATACAGATGAAATCTATCTAGAATATAAAGCCGCTATGTCTAACATAGACTCTGCCTTTAAACAAAAAATTGATTTTAGAGTGATAGGTCAGAAGACAGCTGAGTTTCACGATAAGAAAGCAGCTGTTGTGCAAAGACTGATGGAAATCCCAAAATGAAACAACCCGTAAAAGAAAAATGGGTAAAACAACAAGTAGTTAAAATGTTGAAAGCTCGACAGGTGTATTATTTCTTTCCTGTTGCAGGTGCATATACAAGTATAGGCGTTCCCGATATTGTTGCGTGTATCAGAGGTAAGTTTGTGGGTATTGAATGTAAGGCAGGAACTAATCGTCCTACAGAACTACAACTACGAAACCTTGAAGCCATACGAGATAACGAAGGTATAGCTATGGTTGTAAATGAAAACGATTTAGAAGCATTAGAACAACGATTGGAAACTCTAACATGACAAGACTAAAAACAATATTAAACAAATACAAGGAGACAAGAATGGCAAGACCTAAATTTAGAATACAAGAAAATTATGCTGATTTTTCTGATGAACAAATGGCTGATATGATGAAAAGAATGAGTCAAGGTCAAGGTGCAGGTCAACCTGCTATCACTGCTGACATGGTAAATCACCCACCACACTACACTCAAGGAGGAATGGAGACCATAGATATTATGGAGGCTAAGTCAACACCCGAAGAGTTTAAAGGACATCTTAAATTAACAGCATTAAAGTATTTAACTAGAGCAGGGCATAAAGAAAGTGAATTACAAGATGCTAAGAAGACACAATGGTATGTCAATAGATGGGTTAAAACTTTAGAAAAAGAAACAGTTAACATTAAAGTTATAGATGAATAATGTGGGTATTTAATCTTGCATTAATATCAGGAGTTATGGTAGGCTTAGAACTTAAATTTCTAGAGAAGAATGCTCCATACACGTTTTCTTTAGTAATAGACCTATTCATAATTCGATTGATATTACAAAAGCTTAAATATGTCAGATGATGCAGATAAAACGCAAGATAGATTAGAAAAAGAAGATGCTATTCGCCGTAAGGAAATGGATAATATAAAGTATTTGCAAGGGACAGGTCACTGTTTAAATTGTGGCGTAAAACTTAATGACTCCAGACGTTGGTGTGATAAAGATTGCGCTGATGATTGGGAATACAACGTCAATAGACGCAACCAAACGTGACATTGTATCAAAAATGATACTTTGTCTTTTTTTTAAGGAGAGAGGTATGGCTACAAAATCAACTAACCCTACTACTAGGGAAACATCTGCCACTACATTCGATAGAGGCGAAAGAAATTTAATCGTTACCATTCATCATGGTGTTATCAAAATTAGACCTAAAGGATTAAAGTCAGAGGAAGTTATTAACATTGCTGCTATCTATGAGCATGCAGTTAAAGCCCGCGTTAGGGGTAAGTAATGCCTAACTTAATTACGCTTGACTTTGAAACATACTATGATAAAGAGTATGGCTTAAAGAAATACACTACCGAAGAATACATCAGAGATGAAAAGTTTGAAGTCATAGGTGTAGCTGTTAAGGATAAGGGTGTAACTAAATGGTTTACAGGAACACATGCTGAGACCAAAGCTTTCCTAGACTCATACAACATGCATGAACACTTTGTGTTAGGACATAACATGAGGTTTGATGCGTCTATACTGTCGTGGATATTTGATATACACCCATTAGGTTTATTTGATACCATGAGTATGGCTCAAATTTTACATGGGTTAACTGAGTCTGTATCTTTAGCGAATCTCTCTAAGTTATATGAGTTAGGTGAGAAGGGAACAGAAGTCCTTGACGCTTTAGGTAAACGCCGATTAGATTTCACACACAATGACTTAGCCAAATATGGTGGTTATTGTATCAATGACGTAGAACTTACCTACGAACTATTCACAGAGTTAAAAGATAGGTTTACTGCACCCGAAATGAAACTTATTGATTTAACTATCCGTATGTTTACAGAACCTAAACTAGAACTTAACAAGGGATTGTTGGTGAGACATCTGGCTGAGGTTAGAGCCAAGAAAGAAGACCTACTTAATTCAGTAACGGTAGATAAAGATACGCTTATGAGCAATCCTAAGTTTGCTGCCATTTTAGAAACCATGAAAATTAAAGTGCCAATGAAAGAAAGCCCTGCCACAGGTAAACAAACGTATGCGTTAGCTAAAACAGATGAAGGGTTTAAAGCTTTACTAGAACATGAAGACCCTTATGTCCAAGCCCTAGCTGCAGCTCGTATAGGTAATAAATCTACCATTGAAGAAACAAGAACAGAAACCTTTATCAACATAGCTAACAGAGGAAAACTTCCTGTTCCTTTAAAGTATGCAGGTGCAGTCGTGTCTCATCGATGGAGTGGGGTTGATGGTATTAATCTTCAAAACTTACCACGGTCATCACCTCTTCGCCGCGCAATTTGTCCCCCAAAAGGATTTAAAATTGTTGCGTCTGACTTAAGCAATATTGAATTGCGTCTTGCGTATTGGTTCGCTCAATCACATGGAAAGATACAGCAGATTAAAGATGGTATAGATTTGTATACACAATCAGCAGCGGACATTACAGGGACACCATACAACGAAGTTAACAAAGACCTACGATATATATTTAAGGTAGTAAATTTATCGGGTATCTATGGTGTAGGGGCTAATAAGATGCACTCTATATTAAAACAAGGCGGTGTAGATAAAGACTTAAACGAAGTTAAAAACATCGTGTATGCGTATCGCAAATCAAACCCCGAACTTGTTGAGGCGTGGCAAGACGCAGGAACTATGTTAGAAAGTGTAAGAGCAGGTCAACACTATACTATGGGTAATGGAGGGATTATATCAAGTGTTCCAAAAGAAGGCATGATGAAACCTAATGGTATGATGTTAGGACTACCTAACCTTCGTAAATTAAAGACAGATATGGGCGAGTCATGGGCATATGATAAGTTAATGGGTAGAACTTTAATCCCCGAATATATTCACCCGTCTAAAACATTTCAACGCTGCATACAAGCGTTGGCTCGTGATATAATAGCAGAACAGTTAATACAAGTAGCTAAAAGGTATACTGTTGTAATGACTGTGCATGATGAGTTAGTTATGTTATGTAAAGACGCAGAAGTAGACGATTGTATAGCTTATGTTAAAAAGTGTATGACTACTGCGCCCTCTTGGTGTAGCGACTTACCACTCGGTTGTGAAGTGGGTGTAGGTGATAACTATATGGATGCTAAGTAATGAACTACTATGAAATAGGCACTAAGTCTACTATAGCTAAAGAACTATATGACTACGCCTTTAATCCTCAACCATGGTTTCCACACTATAACTTTAATGTTAAACCTATACCGCCTGACATAATACATAGGGATAACTTTTTTAAGTGGCTACACGCAAGATATGAATTTATTGTAGGGATACTAAGATTAGACCCTTACACTTGTTATGATTGGCATACAGATACAAGACGTGGTGTAGGTATTAATATGTTATTGACTCCGTTCGATAGAAGTGTTTGTGCCTTTGCTCCTGACAAAGAAGGAGCAGTATTTGAAATAGAAGAATTAAAATATAAACCTACAACATACTATATATTTAATACGCAAGTGCCCCATACAGTATATAACTTTGAAACAACTCGGTATCTTATGAGTGTTGAATTTGCCAAGGATAAAAGCGAGTTATCTTTCGAGGACTTACTAAATGATATAAGGACACAGTATGAAAAAGACCGCACAAAATGATATAACAGGTGATTGGTTACAATCTAAACCAAACAACGAACAGTTTGAAAAGAA